CTTCTGCCTTTGCAGGTTCTTCTGCCTTTGCAGGTTCTTCTGCCTTTGCAGGTTCGGGCTTCGCTTTCTTCGGGGCTGCGGTCTTTGTCGGTTCGCTAAACGTAGGCGCTACGGGTTGCGATGGTTCGCTAAACGCTGGCACGGCTGTAGAGGTAGTTTTGCTGACATCTACGGGCTTTTCTTCCTTTTTAGGTGCAACTATGTGCGTTTCTACCGAAACGTCGTCAGAAGCGCCCGAAAGTAATTCTTTCAACATCTTAGTAACGTTAATAACTTCTTGTTCGTCTCTCCCGTCAAATTCAAATGATAATGTAGTAACTTTCATAATCTTTGTTTTTATATGGTTTCTAATTAATTTATGCGTCTTTATACTTTTTGCCCTGCAATATGCGCTCGGCAACCTGCACGACCATCATGTTATAAAATTCGTTGTACTCGTCGCAGTAGATGTACATGTGTTCGACATCTACCGGGTATTTCACGCCTTCCATTGTCGATACGTAGTAGGGTAATATAAACCCCTCGAACGTAGGCATGCTCTTTGCCGCTTCGATAACTTCGTACTTGCTGCTTTTAATCGAGGCAGATAGATGCTTTTTAACTTCTGCGATGATAAACTCTTTCTCTTTCATAATTCTACTTTTTAAATTGTTGATGCAAATATAACGCTTTTATCAATACGTTGGTTCATCCATTAACGTTTTTTATTATATATTGCTTCCAACATGGGTTGCATGAAGTCATATGTTACGCCCTCGTATTGGTAACTATCAAAATGCCCGTCGTGGCGTACCTCGGTGAAAGGAGCGCTTTGTTCCGTGCCTTTATCGTCTAAGAATATAAGGATGTGGCTTTTCATCTCGAACTTACCGTCTTTAATCGTCTCTCTGAAAATACAGTTAATCGCTTTCATAATTCTACTTTTTAATCGTTTTATACTTTTTAAAAAACTTCGGTGATTGAATCCCTTTCACTTTTCAATCTTTCCCTTTCGGGTATCGTGTCCCTGGTTTCGGTGAGGAACAACCTCTGTTTTTTTTTTGTTGTCTTAAGAAAACCCGGTGATTAAATCCCTTTCACTTTTTAATCTTTCCTTTTTCGGGTTTCGTGCTTTTAGTTTCGGTAAAAAGCAACCTTGTTTCCTTTTGACATTACAAATATACGGCTTTTATCAATAGGTTGTACATTCCGTTAACATTATTTAGGAATAAAAGTGCTCTGTCTCACTTAAAACGTTGAAAACCAGCCGTTTAAAAAATGAGATTTCATACTGTGCCACCCCTCGAAAATGCGCTGTCTCACTTAACGAGCTACAAACCAAGCCGTTACAACGGAAAAAGCCAACTGTGCCAGGTGAGGCTGATGTTTTCCTATAACTTTATTTGGAATATATAAAATACTACTATACTACGAATATTTAGTAGAGGGGGTAAATTTCAATAATCACCAAAATAAAGTGTTATACCATTTTCACTGTCTCACCTGGCACACCTCTATAAATAACTATAATACAGCAAGTTAAGTGAGACAAAGACTGTGCCACCTAAAAACCGTGCCTGGCACAGTGGCACAGTTTGAGACGCAAAAAGGGCACATTCCGAAGAATGCACCCTTAAATCGTGTTTTACTTAAACTTCACAGCTATGTCTATTTTCATTTTAGTTTTGGGGTTTTTGTTAGAAACGTCATATTCTACCGACTTGACGCCCCATCTGAAAAAGAGGAATCGTTTCTTTCTAATTGAGATTACCCCCGTTATCGTGTCCGTACCTTGGTACGAAAGCTCCGTGCTGTCTCCTCTTTGCTCCGAACGTATCGTGTTCCACGGGTCTCGGTATTCGGCTATCAGCGCACCGTTAATCGTGTCGGTTCTCACAACCTCCTTAATAACGGTCTTTGTTACTACCTTACTAACTGATAGCGCGTCCTTCAAACGAACGTCAAGCGCTTTCACTTCATTGTATAGGTCTGTGTTCTGCTTCTTTAGCTCCCTCGCGGATAGCTCCAAGGCTTTACGCTTCACAGCGGCATCGCCCAGCTTTGATATGTATTGTACTTCGGTTTCGTTCATCGCGTCTATATTCCTATCCAGACGTTCGATTTCGGCCTTTTGCTTTTTCACGGTATCTACCAACTTTGATATGATACCAATTACAACCATGATAGCAAAGGCGTATATCATGATTTTCTTTAGGCTACTCATACTTGATTGCATTAATACGGTTCATCCATCCCCTGCGGTATTTCTCATTCTTCGGGCGCGCCTTGCAAATCTCGTCGATAAACTTTTTCCGGTCTGCCTTGATAGTGTCAAACAGCTTTTTAGGGTCTGCCGCGTTGATGGCTGCGATAGTCTTCGCGCCTACCAGCCCATCGGATACAACGCCCAAAAGCTTTTGAGGCCTTTTAATGCCATGTACCCCCGAAGCCCACACCCAATCTACTACAATATTGGCTACTGATTGGTTTTTAATCTCGTCAGCCCTCCACCTATCCCAGTACAACGACTTGAATACGTCATGCCATTCGGCACCCGACATGTTTTTCAAGTCGTTGACGGTAGGTGCTTTAAGGCCCTTTTTCCGTCTGTACTCGGTGAACGTACCTATAGTTATGCCCTTGTTGGTTGCACCCCCTAAATCATCGGGGTCATTAACGAAACCGCCTTCCCACTGTAGGATGAACGGTTCTAACTTACTGCTGTTCGCCATCTTCTTTCCTTTCTTCTATGGGTATATCATACTCACCGTCTTTAATCTTCTTTTTAAGGCTAAAGTATTTGCTATTGGCAATACTATTCAATACCTTTATAAATTCATTAGACGGCTGGATAATGCGTAGGTTCTTGGTTATGTTCCTCGCATATATAATAAGGAATATACCCGTGAGACCCTTAATTAATATCCGATAATCAATACCGGGTTCCAACATATTACAAGTAAGCGCAACAAAAAACAATATAGCGCTCGTCAAGAATAGCTCCTTAACCGCCTGCATTGTCTTTTTGTGCTGATACGGTTTGCCCTTTCGGTGGTCTGCGAGATACCCGGCTAACCAGTTTAGGGCGGTCACTATCACAACAATAAATATAAGGTCCCTCACATCCGAAACAACTGTCAGAACGGTAACAGCGAAAAACATTCGGAAGTAAGTTTCTAAACTTTCTATCACTTGATAAGACCGATACGCGAATTCTGAACTACACATACCTTTATAAACCCGTCTTTTTTCATACGGCAAATCAAAGGTTCTAAAAACAAATCGGCTTTGCCCCGTTCGGCCTCAAACCTTTTAACTTTACTCGTGTCGGGAACAACTACTGAACCTCCGTACGTCTGAATCTTCATCCCGGTGGTTGTACTGTTTTGGTCGGCAATCTGCAAGTAACGGGCAAAGGCATAGTAGCTTATAACCTTTTCCGCGCCTGCGAAGTCGGCACCGTCCGCAATGTACTCGTCCGGGATGGCGTCGTACATCGCCCCCACCTGGGGCAGTATATCTAATAGGTCGGCCTCAAAGAAGGCCTTCTCTATCTTGTTATCTTTGACGTCCGTCGCTATTTCAAACAGCGTCCGAAACTTCTGTATTGGGTATGCCATTTTCAAATTTATTTTCAATTTCAGTTACTGACGGGTCAACCCCGAATACTTGGTATAATTCACGCGAAATACGTTGCCGTACCTTTGCGAGGCTGTTTCTATAGATACGTTGCAACTCCTTCATAACTTCACCCGAAGCGTTCGAGAACGTTAACAGCGAGCTATCAATAAGGGGCAATGGGATGTTATAGGCGGCTATCGCGATATCCTTTCGTAGCGGCTCCACATACGCCTTATACAGCTCCCTATCTATCGGGCTGCCTAGCTGGTCCACCTTGATAAAAGGTTTGTCCGTGGCTACGTTCTCATCACGAACGGTAAGGACTGAACCTGCGTTTTCACTACCCATCATTTCGGAAAGAGTATCGCGGAATTCTTGTTGCGCCTGCTCTGTCTCAAAATCACCGTGTGAAACAATACTACACATGTGAAAACCACGCCCTAAAGTACGGTTAACGTACCGCCCGTTCTTGTCCTCCGCACCCATCTCGTTACGTACCGCGTGGAACGTACTGATAGGATAAGGCCGGGTAGTGCTAAGGTTCACGTATAAGAGTTGCCCTTTGTGGTTCTCGATACCTCCGCATTCCTCAACCTCGGCTGCGAAGCTTTCGGGGTTGAACGTAGGGTAAACAATGGAGTTACCTTTAACACTTGTTGACTTTACGCTCTGTTTCTCCCAGTTGTTGAACACTCGCCAACTCTTTACCGTAGGGTCATTCTTATAGTTGTCGTTCATCTCGGCACGAACGTATTCAAACGGAACGTTGTACACGTTTTTGGGCTGGTAGCCTGCTGGCGTTAAACCATACTGCACTACCCAAGCCCAGCCCTTAAAACGTGCAACATCGTTTGCCGTAGCTTCTAACACATCATTCATGTTACAGCCGTTGTCGTTCGTCATTTCCGCGAAGTCCTTGTTTTTGAACCCTTCACAGATTATATTCTCCGTCATTTTTTCGACGGCCGCACTCGCTGTCTTTGACGCGTATATGAGTTCGGCAATTTCCTGCGGATAAAGGTTTCCCTCTCCGTAGTTAATCACTCTATCGCCCGTATTCGCTGAGAGCTTAAGCGCTTTTTCTACTAATAATGCTATTCGGCTGTAACCAATCATGATGCTATTCTTTATTAATTTCTACAAAACAATCTGCGTAGGCTGGGTTCTCCTTCATAAGTCGTTCGGCTATCTCGTCTGTCATGTTCGCGCTCTTATACACGACACCATCGACGTAATGCACGATACGGGCACCCGGTTTCATCGCCCACTTATAGACGATTTTAGCCAGATACTTCGTTTCATACCACAAAGATAAAAATTCCATATCCATATGGCAATTAGTATCAAGTTTTAGACCCGTCATTGTATAATACGCATCTAATTTCTCTTGTAATGTTACTTCCTTTGGTTGAGTAACTTCCGGGTCAGTGCTTTCGCCCTGCCCGGTAATGTTAGTTAATTCTTCGCTCATTTTCTTTTCGATTTAATTAGGGTACCTGGGGTGTATATGGGGTTGAAAGCGCGTCGTAATCCTCTTTTGCCATGTTGTGGATAGTCGTGCCTACCTGCCAATCTTCAACGCCATATGTATATGTGAAATAGTCGCTCGCCGTAGAATCCCCCACAAGTTCAGTACAAACCAAGGGAGCGCCCAAACCGTAGACCTTAACCTTTCCCGATACGTGTTCTACTGCAATGACGAGTTCTGCGCGTGCCATAAGGTCTACTACGCGCATCGGTTCGGTTGACGTTGTGTTTACGAGCATACTAAAATTCTTAAACGTAACCGATACATCGTAAGCACCAGGCATAATGTCCTGCGATTTAAGACCTACCGTGACGGTAAGCGCGTTATTAACCGCCGTTACATTGTATCCCACTGCCCCAGCCACACGAGTAATAGTCGCCACGCCCCCAATTACCGTAAAACTCGCAATATCAGAAGCATTAATAAGCTTTGCCGATATTGGGCTACCCATGTCCGAGGGGTTTGGAGCACCGCACGGCAGCGTCAAGTTGCCTCCAATTTTTCCTATACATGCCATATTATTTTTTCCTTTCTTTTTTAGTTAATTATTAGCTAAGTGCTGCAGTATAAAGAGCGTCATACACGGTTGCTATGGCCAGTATGTTATCTTCCCCAATAACATTTTCGGGTGTCTCCAGCGTTGCGGTAGTCCATCCTCCGTTATCGTGCGAACTGCTTTCGGACGCGGTGGCATATAGACCGTAATACAATCCGTAGACGTACGCGCCAGCCACACCGGGGCGTGCCGCCAAAACAACGAACGAGCCGTTAGTTAACGCGGCTTGTAAAGCCCGGCATGTGGAATCTGCCGCGCGCGTTATAGTCAGCGATGCCGAGTGCGTGTAGGCGTTCGGCGCGCCCTCGTTTACTTTTAGAGTTGACGAAACAACAAGCGAGCGCTTAACGGTGTCAATTCGGTAGGCTTTTGCCCCCTGAGCTAGGGTAATAGCGGTAACTGCGTTGTTTGCACTGTCCACGGTAAAACTCGCGATATCCGCTTTATTAATGATAATAGCGCTAACTAAACCAGTCGCGCCCGTGTCGCAATCATAGGCAATTGCGTTTGCCAATTTTGTAATACATGCCATATCTTTAAACTCCTACTTTTGCTTTGATTGAATTAATAGCGACAACCGACACAGCCATTAAGTAATTACCTGCCGAACCTTCCGGGGCTGTCAACGTTACCGTAGTAAACCCGGCGTTTGCGTTGCTGTCCGAATCCATACCGGAGCATTCCAGTGGGGATGTGAGTCCAATAAATGAATACGTACCGTCTTGGTATTCAGCAAGTACATAGAACTTACCGCTCAAAAGAGAGCGTACGCGTGAAACCACAGCGACATCCCTACCTGCCAATTTAAAACTAACACTGAAATCCAATTTTGCCGAAGCGTCCATTGTTCGGATAGCCGATGTAATTTGTATATTTTGCTTATACCCTTCCACAAGTATAGCAACAGCACCCGAAGCAAAGGAAGCATTCAAAACCGTAGTGTGGAGCTCGTTCTCCGTCAGTGAAACGTCTTCCGCGTGCATCAGATAGATGTTTTTCACACCGACCTGCGGAATAGTACAGCCCACAGTGATGTTGCCACTAAGTTTATTTAAACAACTTTTTGCCATATTATTTTTGAAATAAAAAAGGGGTTGGGTTAATATCCCAACCCCTCTTATTGTTAATACTAATTTTCATTACGCAGACTCGTGCAACCACATCTGCATCTTCTCGGGCGCTACCAGCATGGCATCTGCCGCGAACAAAGTCTGTGAGTAGTAGTTACGGCTCTTTGCATCCTGGATGAACGGTGCGATGTTAGTAGAGCTACCTTCCAAGGCAATCTGAATATTTTCCTTCGGTGTGAATACTATGAAAGCATCTGTATTACCGTCAACCAAGGCGGCGTTAGACACGTGTCGCAGCTCTGTAATCTTATACCCCTCGAAGAAGTAAACCGGGCGGCCGTCCACGATATCGGACTGGGCAGCGCTGTTATCTCTATCCTGCAAAAGGTTCTTATAAAGGCGCATAACGTTAGACGTTACGAAGAACTCCGAGGTATCAAGTGTATCGGGGCGCTGTGCGTCGATAGCTCCACGAAGTGCAGCAAGAACGCCTGCTGTGTCAAGAGTCAAAACGTTTTCAGTTTCTCCACTATCTTTAAACTGCTTGATGATACCGCCGCGCGTAAAGATACCGTAGCCCGTAGCCTCTACCTTAGTGTCGCCATCCAACCAAGCGAGGCGCAATAAGTCAGCTTCCAACACCTTCAATACTTCGGACTGGATGAATCCAGCCAAATCGGTTGCAGAGAAATCATCTTCCAGGTTAATACCGCGAGCCACCATTTTGCCCCACAAAGACTGCAAACAGATTTCGATAGGCAGTTCGATAGGTGCGTGTGTGTAATACTTAACCTTGTCGGCTACGCTATTGTAGAAATATTCGCCACCGCAGCCTGCTGATTTGCGCAAAGCCTTGTCGGCAGCCGTAAGGGAAACAACGGGCGTGTTGTTAGCGATACCGTTAAGTACGGTGATACCGTTAGAAATCTCACCAGCCAAACCGACGGTCAAAGAGATAACTTCGTTCAAACTGTTAATGTTCAGTCTGTTAAGGTCTGTAAATGTAAATGCCATAATTTCTTAATTTTTTTTGTTTGTTCAAATGTTATTTTTTGTAAAATCTCTTTGCCGCTTCGGCTACCGCGTCACGACTAAGGGCTGTTTCTTTCTTTTTGTCCTTTGGAATGTTTACCGGGGGGACACCGGGTTTCGCTGTTGCGCGGCTAAACTGTGAGGTCATCGCTGCCATTGACGCTGTAAGCGTTGCAATAGATGTTTCAAGCGCTGCGATACGGTTTGCGAATTCTTCGGGTACGGCTGCCGTTTCGGATTCTGTTGCCCCTTCTTCTGCCTCGTAGGGCTTAACTTCGGTAATCACACCGCTTTCGATGGTGATAACCAAAATACCTTCATCGACTTGAATTTGTACCTCACCATCCGGGTGAACGTTGCCTTCGCTATCAAAGACCTTATCACCGATAGCCATCACCTCACCAGCCGCCTCGATAGTAATGCTATTACCATCCACGGTTTCTACTGTTTCCGTTGCAAACTGCGTCTTTTGGAATAGATTTGCAAACGAGCTGAAAAATTTGTTCATTTTTTTCTCTGTTTTATTGTTATTAAAAAGGCTTTCCGTGGCGGCTGGAAGCCCCACTAAATCACATGAATACAATTCTACAAACTCGGTAACGTCAAGAATACCGTCATTCAATTCTGCCGCATTGTAACCAACTACAGAAACACCCAACATATCGGGCTCTTTTTCTATCATGGTTGCGATAAACTTCGCTTCATTGGGGTAGGCTGTCTCAAGTGCTTCGGACATCTCGAAGTCAGCAAAGGCCGCGCCATTCTCGTAAACGAAGTTCGTAAACTTGCCTAAATACCCGTCCAGCATATCGCTGCCGTTGTGGGTACGTCTGCAATGGACTGGCTTACGGTTTCCGAGCGCTACAACGCTTTTAACTGCCGCGTCCGTAATAGAAAGGGGGTATTCCCCACCTTCGTACATCCCAAAGTTGGTCGTTAACCCGGCCTGAATAATTCTAAGCTTTTTAAATTTCATAAAAATTGTTTTTGTTGTAACACGTGCAAAGATAGCGCCTTTTGTCGTATGCGCCACCTCTGCACGAGTTGATTAATATTAGAAAGTTGCGAAGCCCTTGACTACCGCCACGTCGTTTTGCCCTGCGTTGATGTCCTGCACCGATACAACCGGGTTAGGCATGCTCATAACTGCGTCGATAACAACTCCAGCCAGTTGGTTAATGCTTTCGCTCGATAGGCGCACGTTATCGGACTGCCTAACCATTCGGTTTGCTTCGGAGATGCTCGCAGCCAAACCGCCATCAGCAAACTTGTAAAGCCCGGACGTACCGAAAGAGTTACCCCCGTGTGCCTCGTTAACAGCTGACAAAGCATTAATCTCTGCACTGGCTGATTTCTTCATGATATAGACGTTTTCACCTCCTTCGGCCTCGAACACCTGCCCGTTATCGCCTCGGAATGTTACACCGCCTTGTGCGTGTGACTTGCCGAATATCTGACCGCCCTTTGCGTACTTCTTAACGCTGCTTACCTTTGTTTCGGGTTCTTTCTGTTTGGCAATGCTCGCAACTTGTTTCATACCGAAAGCAATAACTATCGCGGCTTGTGCGATACCGAGTATACCACCTTGTGCCAGTGCTTTAGTAGCACCGATATAAGTGTTAATGGTTGCTTGAACCACACCGAACGCCTTACCGATTGCACTCTCCTCGCCCAGCAAAGTAGACATCTGCCCTGCGAGACCTGCGGTCATTGTCAGCTCTGCGTTAACGCGTGCCCTCGTATTCTCCTCTTTAGCTTTCTCGTATTTCGATTGGATGAGGGCTGTGTCCGCCCCTATCTTCTCGGCCGCTGCTATCTCCTGGGCATACTGCGCGTCTAATGTAGCTTGCCTTAACTCGTATTCGTTCGTTATGTTAGCCATCTGCAACTCCTTTAGGTTCGCTTCATCGAGGGCTTTCCTTTCTTTTTCGGCACGGTCTTGTTCTTCTCGCATCTGCTGTTCCAGCTGTAGCACGCCTAATTGGAACGACTGTTCCCGATTAGCAAACTCTTGTTGCGAGATTAAACCCTGCTCTAAACGGTAACGTTCAAGCTTTAAACTTTCCTCAACGTATGCCTTTTCGTTTTCAAGTTTTAACGCTATACTGTCATTAGCTATTTCCTTTTCCTGCAAAGATAGCTCTAACTTGGTGCGCGCTTCCTCGAACTGTTTAATTGTCTGCTCCTGCAACTCTCGCTTCGCTTTTTCCGCGTCCTGCGCTGCCTTTATAGCCGCTGCCGCCTTCTTCTCCTCGTTGGCCTTAAAGGCGGCTGCGTTCTTTGCGTTCTGCTGGGCTACCAATCCGCTTGCCTGGTTTTCCAGCTCTTTACGCTGTGCGATGTATTCGGCTTGCTTGCTTTGAAGGTCTGCAAGCGCTTGCATCTCGGCACGTCTATCTTCTTTGGATGTGTACCCGAGTTCGTTTTGCGCCTTTATCTGTTCATACTTCTGTTTCAATACGCCAACCTCGGCTGCCTCCATCTGCTTAAGGATGGCGATGCCCTTTTGCGCGGCTGCGTTCCGTTCGTTCGTGCTCTTTAGCTGGTCTCCTACAAGCGTCTTTTGTGTTTGCAGCTCTCTACGCATCGCGGTAACGGTAACAAGGTTCTTTGTTTCCGCCTCGTATATCGCTAATTCCTGCTGGGATAGTGTTTTAGCTGCGTTTGCTGCCTTCGTCGTCTCCTCGGTTATCAGCCCCAGAGACGAAAGAAGCGCTACAACCTTGTCGCTTACCCATGTGAACGCCTCGGCTATGCCCGTCAGCATATCGGTTACCCCGTCAAGTATTCGCGAGAAGATAACTTCAAACGGTGCGAACGCTGCCTTAAGTGCTGCTGCCGCCTCGCTGTTACGTTTTACCAGCTTTTCGATAGTAGAGGCGAGAAGCAAGACAAGCGATATGATAGCTAACAACGGGTTAGCCTTGATTACCGCATTAAACGCCTTGAAACCTTGTGTTCCGATATTCAGAGAGGACACCAGCGAACCCGTAGCGCCCGAAAGCCCCTTTGTATTGCTTAACGCTTCCTGTACGCTTTCCGCGTAGTTACCTACGTTTCTGCGGTTATCGCCCACGGCCCTTTCCATCTCCTTAAGTCTGTCGGAAATCTCTTTGGTCTCGGTAACAAGCGCTTTACCCTCGTCCGTATTGTTACGGGTTGCCGCGCTCATGGCGTTCAGCTCCTTGGTGTTCTTCGCCAACTGTGCGCGTAAAGCGTCTACGCTGTCTTCCTGGCTCTTTAACAGCGTAGTGTTTACCTTGATAGCCGAGTTATTGTCAGAAATGGACTTATTGGTATCTGTTAACTGTTTTGTTAAAGATACTTGAGCTTTCGTCGCTTCGGAAACGACTTTCTTATACTCGTCCTGCGACAAGCTGCCGGACTTGAAAGCCTTTCCTGCCTCGTCCAATTGTTTTTTCTCGTCCTTCAACGCGCTTTGCAAAGACTTCTTTGTCTCTGCCAGTTCAAGCGACTTTGCAATTAACGCGTCCAGCCCGTCGAGTGCTTCGGAAGTATCGAAAGAGAGGTCTAATAATGTAACTTGTTCAGCCATAATGTTTTGTTTTTAATTGTTAACGGCTATTAATGTAACGTCAGCCGTGCCCGTTGACGCGTCCCAGTTGCTAATAGCTCTAAGATAGAACCAAGCGCCCAACTCGTCTATATAATACAGCCCGTCCGACTTCATGTTTTTAATATCGAAATAGGTTAGCCGCATCTTCGCTGTCACCTGCCACCCCGGGGAGAACCTTTCGTAATGCCCGGCTATCGTAGCACGGTATCCACTGGCACGGTTGAAATAGTTATCGGGTATCCAGCTCGAACCGCTCGCCCTTATCATAGAGGCGTATGGGCGAGGCGCGCCCGGGTTTACGGGGAAGTTACTTTCTCCTGCGGTCTCCTGCGTGGATATCGCACCACCATAGCCGCCCACGGTTTGTGTTAACTCGCCTACCTTTACTGCGTATGTTCGTGCCGCGCCTGCTGCTTCAGACACCTTAACCGTACTTGTGTCTATCTTGCCCGTCCAGTTTTGCCGATACGTCGAAGACGTAGACGGGTTTATGAACGGCTTTAGTGTTAGCAAAAACGGTGAGGACTGGAACTCATAAGTCCAGCAAAACGCCTTGCAAAACGCCTGCACAATATCGAACGGGGTATTCAGCCCCATCGTTGACACTAAGTCCCATGCATACGCTGGGGACCCAACCGCCTTGATACGGAACGATATATAATACGCTTCGGTAGTAGGTACGGAAGTAATAGGCGTACCCGAATAAACCATAGAACTCGAAGAGGTTGTAAACCCGAAATTCAAGTCTCGTGCCGGTCTCGGGGTTATTATACACGACGTGGTGCCGGGGCTAACCGGGTAGTAGGGATAATTGCCATCGGGTCTTACGGTTCCGCGAGCAAAAGGCAAAGCGAATGCGCCCCCGTTACTTCGTAGGTAAACGGTTGCGGGGGCGGTAGGCGGTAGGATAACGAACGAATCGGGAGTAAATTCAAGGTCGAACGTAGAGCCTACCATATACGTGAAACATGTTGCTACGTCGTTATTCTCCGCTATCATGTAATTTGCAGCGTACACCGAACCCCTAAGCCCGTCATGCGCACCCTTAAAGACCAACTGGCTTTCCGCGTCCTTGTAATCGCCTGCCGTTTTCGTTTCCCGGTCTGCCACGTATGCGAGTTCTACGGGTGTCGTCCCGTTAAACGCGTGTAGATTGGGCATAATTACCGGGGTAGGGTACGCATAGTTAAGACTATCCTCGTATGTCGAAAATTGGTACGCTGGCGTTTCAAAGGTAGGTATATTAACTACCGGGGCGCGGAGGGTCGAAAGCTTCGATACGGTTTCAATGAGTTCAATCGTATAGCTATCCAGTTCAGCGGACACACGGGCACGGAACAAGCCGCCACCGAACGGGACGTCAAGCCCCGAAAACGAAATCTCGGCTACATACGGGGAATTCCGCGTGTAGTAACCGGGGAAGCGTTCGGACTTTAGCACCAGGTCATTAACTTGTGACCGGGGCACGGTGATGCTCCCCGAGTAGCTTACGGTGCGCTCGGAAAACTTAATCGGATCCGGGTTGTTGATGGTGAGTTTTACCGCACCGGGTGCCACACCGTCCAATAACACACCGTTTATTCTTATTTGTACTTCCATTTTCTAAGGTTCTACTATTTCAAATTTGCATTTAAAGTTAACCGCCCTTCCGAGCGCACCGCCTTGTATGTTCAGCGCGTTCGGGTTCTGTATCGTAACGCGTGCCCACTGGCGTGTAGCCAAAGGGAATACCCCGGCAACCTCGCCCGAACGTGAAAGCCAATACAGCGCATTTTGGTTATCTTCCGTTACTACTACGTTTATCGTAACGTCGTAGGACAACACACGGTTGCCACCCGAGAAATTAACCAAGTAAGTGGGCACAATACGGTATTGGTCAAAATACATCGTATCATAAGCCCCTTTGCTGTTAAGCCATCGAAGCGTTACCCGTTTGTTAGGGTCGGGGCAATACGGGTATTTACGTTCAAAACGTGCGTAGCCCCATACGCTGGCATCGTTTGAGGTTCTGAACTGATACGTGCCTATATTGGCGATGTTTGTACTGGTGTGCATAGACCAAATGTCGGATGTTACCGAACTGCCGTACCTGTACCGTAATCTACCATCCGAGTTAGCCGTAATTTGCCCGTATCTCAAAGCAAAGTTAAAAGGTGCACCCGTTAAAGGGCTGTTGAGAAACGAAGCACAGCTAAAGTCCAATTGGTTAAACAGCCCGTTACCATAGTCCGATAGGTTGCGCGTGTCTACCTGTGATGCAAATCGCCCGTCCGCTATTGGGGCATGAATTACTCGTATACCGATAGACTTCAACGTGCCTTCCATGTATCGTATATCCAACCGATCCGTGAAGTCGGTAAACCCGAGACCTCCGTTAATGCTCTCTGTTATGCTCGGTGTGGCTGCTGCCATCATCGACATATCCAATACCGCTCCCTCGTATGGGGTAACTGTAACTGTTGCCTTCTGCTCCCCGTTACGTGAAAAGATAAGTGCTATACTCGTAACCGAGCCGACCTGCTCCAGGCGTATAGGGCGATAGAGACCTGCGCCGATGCCGCCGATGTAGATCATGCCGCCTTCCGTTGCCGTTTGACTGTTTAATAGGTTTCTTATAATCATTGCTTTTTAGTTAAAATGGTTAATATCTCTGCCCTTACTATCCGGGACACCTCTACTGTGATACGTTGCACCATCTCGGGGGTCAGTATCTTACTTGCCACACCGCCAGCGTTGTATTCGTTAGGTACGCTGATACCGTCCCTTTTAATCACATAGGCAATCGCGTAGGCGGCTTCTTCGGGTATGTCCGTACCTGCGTTCTCGTTCTTGTCTTTTATCCACTGTTTGATTGCCGAGATTGGCGGCATCGTGCCGGGTCTACGTCCGTCTTCCATCTGATAGATGTATGCCGGGGCTACGATACGAACGCCACCGGGGTATTCCTCGACTTGTGTTTTCTTATCAAAGTTACCCGAGGCGTTCAGCTTCATAGCGTAGTAGTTGGCTACAATCTCATCACGAATCTTTTTAACCGCCTGTACTACTTCGCTGTTCATGCTTACAAGTATTTAAACCAGGCGTAGGGTTTACGGTTTTTTAGGTATTCGGTATCGTGGTCATTGGCGTACGCCTCTTTCTCGAAGCCCATTCTATCATACGGCTTATCGTTCGGGTCGCATGGTTTCTTTTCAAAACTCCACGCAAAGTAACGTATTACCCACTCGATACCGTACCAAACGTAAAAAGGCACGTAAAGCATTTCGCGCATCTGTTTGGTGTGAATGCTTTCGTGTCTTATTGTCTTTTCACCTATATAGGCGTTGCCGCGAACGAACAACACGCCAAAGAGGTTAATCGCTTTGAAGCCCTTAAAGGGGATGAACTTGTTTCTGATAATCTTCATAATTTCGTGTGCCGTTCATTAGTTAACGACGCACAAAAGTACGTAGTATATAACTACAAAACAAGCTGCGTTAAGTCTGTTAACCGAATTTGTAGACATCCAAAACGGCCTCCCATCCCGATTTAATGCTATCGTATTGGTTCTGCACTTTCGACAAGCGAATAGCGCCTACCTCGTAGCCGCACACGAACGGTGCTAACATCTCATGTATTAAACGGTCTGTGCGTATCAGTGTCTCAATCTCTACGGCATCATCGCGCATATACTCGGACGTGCCCATACAACGTATTACAATAGTGTAGCCGTTACTACGCGGTACGTTCACGTCGTTATAAAAGCCCGTGGTTATGTCCAGAGTGAAGAAGTCCACCGATAAACTGTTTGCCGCTACGTTCTGTACGACTGTATCTCCGAACACCAGCGGAAGCCCTAAAGCTGCCGCACGTGTATTCGCTGTGTTGTAAATTGTCTCAAAGGTCATATGTTAACGGTTTTTATATTGTTGTTTCTTTAATTCACGTTTCTCTTTCTCTATCTCGTCATTACGTTTGGCGATTGCCAGCATAGCGTCCGAGTAGTTTATTTGCTTCGCCTCGTCAAAGCTACAGTGGAAAAGCTCGGCCGTTACCTGCACAAGTCCGAGAAGGTTTTTTGCCTGCTTGATATTCTCGTCCCCAGTCAACGCGCTTTCACCGCCTTTGCCGTGCATGTTTTGGAAAATCACCTGCTCCAGCCCGTCGGCAATCTCCAACTGTTTAACTATGAACTTGTCAAGCTTCACGGCATCGACGACGGTAACGGGTTCGTAGTTATCATCAGTCCATGCCTTGATGCGTTCTAATGCGTCCTCGGCTCTCCGTGTCTCGAGGATAGCCCATAAACCAATCTCCTCAATGTCCTTAAGGCGGTACACTGCTTTGCCGTTACGGGTTGCAACCTGGGAGGGCTTAAGGTATTTGATGAGGTCTTTAAGCAAGCGTTCCTCATCGCGCGTCATTCGTACCGTGCCATCGGCTGGCATGTTCGCGATACGGAGCATAGCTGCTCGGTTACGAATATTAGCAATTTTGAAAGATAGTCTAAAAAGTAAATTCTTCATTTTAAAGCGTTTTAAGCGACTTTCTTTGTCGCGGTTAGTAGTTACCCACTATCGGGGGAGTAAATCCCGTAGTGGGCAAGCAAATGTTATTTAGGGCGATACTTACGTATTAGGTAATCTACGCCATAACGCAAAGCGTCGAGTGAGTGGTTCCAAGCGTCTATAGGTTCGTTGGTGTACGTATCGGTTGCCTCGTCCTTTATCCATTTGTAGTTATCCAGCTCATCAAGTAGCTTAACGCTGCGTTTCGTTACGTGCAGTTTGAACTGCTTCACCTGCGCAATGCCAGCTGCCACAGAGCCGCGCCCCTTAACACACGGTATCGCCTTGATACGTCTTTGCTGTAGCTCCACAATACTCTTTTGCTCCGCACTATCGCACACGGTAACGACGCGGTTAAGCCCCTGGCTCGTCAAGTAGTCGGCTATCGCGCTGTTAAGTAGGCCCGTCTCATAGCAAAGTAAATCTATGTACAAATTCCAGCCCTCAAAGCGTATATCAACAATGGCGGTGGGGTCGTTAACGAAACCGAAGTCAAGCCCGATGCACCGCCCTGTGAACGTTTCGGGTAATTCGTCGATAACTTCATAGTGGGGGTAAACGTTTCCCTCTACGCCGCCCGTCTCGCCTTCACCGTAGACGCGCCACCAGTTGGCATCGTCCTTGTTCTTCTCGATTGCGCCTACCTGCTCTTTGGTTAGGTAAGGGTTATCTTTGTACGTTGAATGGATGGTTATGTATCTGTCACCTACGAACTCGGTTTCGCCCCAGAACTTCCGCACGGGGTTGAAGTCGATAATAACCTTTTTACGCGTACGGATATCAAGCTGCCTAAAGATTTCACGCGGTATGCCTTGGGCCTCGTTCACAAAGAGAATATCACGTGCAGGGCCGTGCACCTTTGAAGCGTTATCAACGCCAAAGAATTCTATCATACATCCGTTGGGGTACGTGTAACATCCCTCGGTCTTGTTGAACGAATTCTCATCCCATACACCCTCGGAGGCCAACATCTGTTTGAAGTCTCGCTGCATGCCTCGCTTCACCATCGGAAGTGTAGCGGCAACGCACGAAACAATAAGGGGCTTTTCGGAGTTGGAGCAAAGGATATGCAGCATTTGCAACGTTGCCCACGTCTTGCCGGAACGTGTGCCGCCCTTTGATGCGACACCACGTATTCGGGGGTCGACGAAAGCCGCCAATAGCTTTTCAAATGTGTATGTTACATTCATCAGATACCCCCTAACTTTTGTAGGTTCTTGACGGCATCCTCGGAAAGCACATTGACCTGCATAGCCTTTGTGCCGGCTTCCTTACCGTTGCTCGTAACGTCTTTAAGGTCTCGCAACCCTCGTAGCTTCGCCATGTAGTTAGCGTCCACCATCCCAGCAAGGGCTGCTTCGTCCATCTCGGTTGTGATAAGCTCCTTTATCAGAGTGTAGCCTAATAGAAGGTTCTCGGCATCGGGGTTCGTCTCTGAGGCCTTTTCCAGCTTCGCCATGTTCTTATTGAAGTCCTTTATAGACCAGCCTATGAAAAGGCAGAAGCCGCCAACAGAGGGCGCGCGTTTCTTCTCCACGGGTACCTTCTGCCCTGCTGCTGCGCCACCTTTCAATATCTCATATTGGGTATAGGGGTTCTTCTCGCAAAAGTTCATGTATTCCGCCACATAATTAATACACTCGTCGATGCTGTTAAGCGTAGCGCCTTTAACGCCTCGTGTCTGCACGACTTCATAAAGTTGTGTGCATGCCTTCAGCTCTTCCTTTGGTTTCGGGGGTGTCCCGGTTGCCTGCCCTTTCTTGATTTCCTTTTTCGTATCGGGGGCGGCTTCTTTCTTTGTTCTTCCTGCCATAATTGTTAATTGGTTTTGTGCGTGCGTGGGTCAATAATCAATGTCCGTGCGCGCGCGGTCTATTACTCCCTTAAGAGTGTGGGGGCAAAAGTACATAACTTCTCGCCACAAACCAACCTGCAATCAGTCGTGAAAATCAAAAACATTTTACAAAGTAGGGGGTGGCACAGATAACGCACTGTCCAACAACGAGTTACAAGCGTTTTTGCCTACTGTGCCAGGCACGTTTCTGGTGGCACACCTCGGGTGGCACAGATAACGCGCTACGTATCAGACCGTTAGGGCGACTGTGCCACTGTGCCAGGCAAAAAGCACTTTTCTAACACTTGGTTTATAAATAGTATATATTACTGCTATCTCTACATTGCAATTACCATATATTTTTCCAAATAAAGTGTTATACCTATTTTATACTATTTAGTGGCACAGTGTAGATAACTATATATAGGTCAGTGAGTTATCTGTGCCACTTGCTGTGCCACCCTACATTTTTCCTGGCACAGTAACTGTTAACGATATTGTGTATCAGCACTTTAAGTGAGACAGATGGGTGAGACATGCCTATTTATTTTACCAGCCATACTTGATTATCAGCACGTTAGCACGGGGCATCTTTTGATAAGGAATTTTCAATTAACAATCTAAACACTTTTTAAGAATTGAGCTTTCATAAAAGATAATTACAAAGGGCGATTTCTGACTATTTGTAAGCCGAAACCGTCCTTTTGCTATCATTTTTTAAAGGTATATGCTATTCGTAAGGGGCACTATCATTTAGTAACTTTATTGCTTTCCCACCTATCAAATAGCCAACCGTCCGAGTTCCAATGCCAAACCATTTTCGTGCCATCAGGGAAAAGGGTTGCCCGGCTTATCCTTCCCTCCTTGTCTATGGTGTATCGCCTGGGTACGTCTTGTTCGTTCCGCTTCTCCTCGTCACGTCTCGCCTCGTCCCGGAACAAGTATTGCCGCTTATTAACTTCCTGCTTATACGTGAAGTCCTGCTCCCCTATATAGGCCGCCAGCTTATCTATCCACTTCCGGCATTCACGGGCCGATACGCTACCACGCCCCCATCTATCCTTTTTAACTCCCTTCCCGAAGCCGTACCGCCTTATGAACTCCCAAATGATGAACGTGTGTACATTGAGGCACACCGCCAAGTCCATAAAACTAACTTTCTTCATGCACGATGTTTTTAAGCTTTATATACTTGTAATATGCCCCGGCTCGCGGCTTCTTCATAAACACGTCGCCTCCAAATGTGCTCTTTAATTCTCCGCCCGGCAGGCTCCACGCGTTCACCTCGTCTGCTACACTTTCGTGTACCTCGGCTATAATCACGTCTTTTATGCACGTGTAGCCCACTACCCTAATACCAATAAGGTATTCCACTTCGTCGACCCTTGCGGCCGTCCTATCGCCCCATTTAAGCTTATGGGGAAGCTTTGGTTCTTTAGTCATTTCCTTATTCTTGTTTTCATTAAACACTCCATTTCATTATTCGTCGTACTCCCCAGCTATATTCCGGGCTACGAATTTAGCTACGAGCCACAAGCCAGTTACCAAACCTGCCCCTATTGCTATTCCAAATAAACACATTAATGCTTCCATATCTTTTAAATTTTTGATGATACATTTTCTAAACCGTCTCCCATGCTTACAAGCTTCATACCGCCGTGCTTACCGCGGATATAGGCAGCCTGCACGTTGCCGTGCTCGTCCGCCGAGAATTGAATACCCGACACACACTCGTGCTCCTTGATAAGCTCGCCTATTGTCTTATGCTTCGGGGCTTCCTCTCCGTCCACCAGCTCGCCCAGAGGTTCTTCCAGCGTCCCGGCGTTGCGGTATTCATAAGACAGAAATTCATCCTCGGACACACTCATGTCGTTAGCGCCCCAGGATGACCAACCGTCCGCGTGGTCAACTCCCACTATCACACCGTGCATATCGTTCCAACCGACCACCACACCGGCATACTCGCCGTTCTTGTTGAATACCGCACGGCCCGCGTACAGCATCGCGAAATCTTTGTTTCTAATCATAACTCCTAATCTATTAAATCGTCAATACTAACATACAAATAACTTTCACACTCCTTGAATACGACGTCGTGCAAATCTATATCCGCCCAACCGCCGCATTGCGAAGCATCTACTATCAGCACCGGGGCACCTTTAAAACTACTGTATCCCACTACTTCTAATTTCTCACCGCGGCAGTAGGCTAACCGCCATATGTACTTTTCCAACGGGTGGGCTTCTTTCTTAAACTGTGAATACATCTCACTAACTGCTTTTGAATACTTTTCCATAATCTTCTGTTTTTAAATCGTTGATACAAATATAACGCTTTTCCCGTTATGTTGGTTCTTTCGTTAACATCATTTAAGCATTAAACTATCCTTCAGCGATAGCCCGTACTCTAATTGCTGTAGCTTGAAATTACGTTGTATGCTGTCCGCGGCGGTCTGCATCACGGTGCAGCCTACCAATAGGAGTAGGACTGCGATAACTGCTATTAACTTTTTCATTTCTTGCTGTAAAATTCCATAAGTTCTTTAATACTTGCCATTAACCCGTCTTGTGTCTCGCGCTTACCTTCGAGTGATTTTATTATCTTCTCATCGATTGTGCCACGCGTCACTATATGGCGTATCGTTACGGGCTTGCCTTGTCCCTGGCGGTACAACCGGGCGTTGAACTGCTGATACAGTTCGAGAGACCACGTATTACCGAACCAAATTATATTATGTCCGCCTTTCTGTAAATTGAGACCGTGCCCGGCTGATGCTGGGTGTGTAACCAGTACGGGAATCTTCCCGGCATTCCAGTCGGCTATCTGTTCGGGTTTCTCTAACTTCACAGGTCTGTAGGCTTTTAGCTTCTGCATGATGCGTTCAAGGTCATGCTTATAAGAGTAGGCGATAAGAACGGGTTCACCGTTGGCAGCTTCTACAAGTTCTTCGAGCTTATCCAGCTTTTCATCGTGAATGTCTTTAACGTTTCGTTCCGCGTCGTATATCGCACCGTTTGCGAATTGCTGTAGCTTATTGGATAGTGCCGCAGCACTTGCCGCACTTATCGGTTCGTCCGAGTTTATGAGCTCCAATATCTGCTCTTTCTCGAATTCTCTGTACATCGCCAATACTTTAGGGTCGAGGTCTACGTAATCGTACAACATAATCTTATCGGGCATTTTCAAATAGTCCTCGGCAGTCATTGATATTGTTATGTCGCTGATGAGGTCACTTATTTGCTGCTCCGTTTCGTTCTGGGGGGCTTTCAGTTCATAGGTATAAACTATATCACCGTTGCGTTTCCCGGGTCTGAAAAACCTATCCCGGTACGCTGTCACTGTTTTGCCCAGCCGTTGACCCTCGTCAACTAAATACATTTGGGCGAATAGGTCTATCAGTCCGTTCGGGGCTGGTGTCCCGGTGAGGCCTACAACGCGCGGAATGAATTTACGTACTTTACGCATTGCCCGGAAACGTTTGGAGGCGTGGTTCTTAAAACTGCTCAATTCGTCGATAACTACCATATCGTAGGGGAGTTTAACGCCTCCGCATTCCAGCACAAGCCAAACAATGTTATCACGGCTCACCGCGTATATATCGGCTTTGGCTGCCATCGCTTCGCGCCTCTGCTTGGCCGTCCCGTCAATCACGGAGATGGTAAGGCCCTGCAAGTGCTTCCAGTTCTTTATCTCATCGCCCCATGTAACCTGCGTTACTTTCTTCGGAGCAATAACCAGGGCATTACTTATAATGCAGTTATCCAAAAGCTCTTTTATGGCGGTCAACGTGGTAACGGTCTTTCCCAAACCCATATCCAAGAACAAAGCGCAATACTCGTTGTCTATTATATGGCTCACGCCTCGCTCTTGGTATTCGTGTAAATTGCTCCTATCTAACATCTCCTGCCTCCTTTATTACTTTTTCGCATAGACTTGTAAGCCTCATGAGTTCTAACTTTAAGCGCATAACGTCCAATATAGGGGCGCTTCTCATTGCGTTTAAATCTTTGCCAGTAATACCGTTTACTTTAGTTTGTAGATGGCAGCCCTGGGAGGCCACCTCTACATTTATATAATTACATTTAGCCATCGTCTTACATTAATTTAGTTCGGTACCACACGCATATACTTTTGAAATCTCTTTCCTCGGGAAGCTCCCCGAGTTGTTTACGGGAAAGGAAAATAACGTCTTTGGTTATATCGTCTTCGAGTTGTTTCATTACTTGTTTCTCATCTCCGTACTTCTTATCACGTACATACATTACTCCGCTCTTTAAGCTAAAGTACAGCCCCAAGCGGTATTCAATCTCATTCTTAATTCCTTTTTTCATGATTTTCTGCTTTTAATTTGATATCACAAAGATAATGGTTTTTGCGATATGCTGGTTATTTCCTTAACTTTATTTAAGAAGAAAGTTATTGCGTTGTCCCTGCTCTCCAAATCGTCGATAACAAAAACCGTGAAGCCGAGCGCCCTTAACTTCTCATGTATATAGGCCTGTATCTTTGTTGGTTTCTTCCCGGTGGTCTTTATCTCGGCAAAGCCTACGTAACCACCCTGGCAAATTACCATCCTATCGGGCAAACCTTTTATAAAGGTGGATAATAATTTTATTACCCACACTTTCTTTGTTCTGTTTAGGCGCTCGCTAAACGTGCGCTCTAAATCTTTTTCACTTATTATATCCATCATTTCTCAATTTGTTTTCAAATACGACTGTTTCGGAGAACTCCCCTGCATCGTGGTCTACTGTTGTTGTATAGATGTGCCCGTTATACGCACCCCCATACTTTAAAACCTCTCCGTTATGTACTATTTCGTCTCCGATACCGTACGCGTATTCTTGGTTGCTTATCATAGCGTGAATTGAATTGCTTTGTTTATTATTTTAAAATAGCTTAAAAATTCGGGGTATGAACCATCCGAGCGCTTTGCCGACATATTGCGGTAGGAAAACACTTCCCCCTTCATACCAAAGTAGCGGAGTAGGCGACCGTCATGTGTTATGATATAATCGTACTTCTCGTAGTTCTTGCCTTCGCGCCCTATCTTTAGGGAACTCCTGTGATTGCCAAAAAGGCTGCTATACCTTATTTTGAACGTTTTTGGCGGCAGGTGCGTTTCCGGGGAGTAAAGCCATTGTTCTAACCCCGAAAGGTCTGCATACAAGTGGCTGCCCTCCGCGTCAACACCCAAGTACATATAGGGGGCGTTACCAGTCATGAACACCGAGTAACCGACATACTTACCGTCCCACTTCGTTCCCTCAATATAGAACGTTGCTGGCTTCATTGTCTCGTCCAAGCAAAATACCGTTGTATCGTCGCTTTCCTCGTCCTCTACGGGCTTTTCTGCCTCGGCTGGTGTAACTACCTTGGTTTCCTTTAAAACTTCCTTAGATAGCTCCGCAATGCGATATTTGCAAATGTGGATAATCTTTTCATAATCCACTGTTCGGGGTTCGCCCTCCTTGCTGCGTAGCACGCGTTTCACTATATCCGCGTCCCAGGGGTTAAGATTATATTCTTTCCAAATGTCCCATGGCTGGATAGCATGTTCGGCATAATCGGACTTTCCTACGTTGTAACTCTGTATGTTTTCATTTGTTGGCATAACACAATATTATTTTATTTGTTTTGAACTCATTTTTATAAAACTCCCGTGCCATCTCCACGGTTGGAAATACCCCATCTCCAGGGGTAGGATAATAAGAGGTACGTCCCCCTTCGTTTACTGCGATAACTTTTAAGATAGTAACCATTTTAATTGTTTTCTACGTTAATGAACTCCGTTAAATCCTTCATGCTCGTTTCTGTAAGTTGGCGCGTGTAGCTCTGTCCCAGCATACCAATAAACGGTTTGCCTTCCACGTGCATAATGCGCGATACATGTTCAACGTTGATAAACTCCACTTGTAATTCACCCTTAACTACGAATTCCAGTCTGATAAAATTTCCACTTTTCATAATTTTTCTTTTTAAAATTGTATATACTGTAATAAACAACGGAGACTTAAAAAGGTTCTCCGATTACCCTATTTTTTTTTGTTTAATAATTGTTTTACTATTTCCTCTGCTATCCTCTTAACTACCGGGACGGCTACACTGTTACCGAATTGCTTGTATGCCTGCACTTTAGATACCACCACATTGAAAGGGCGCTCCCCGGTGTTCTTATCGGATGCCCAACCGTCCGAGATTATATTATACCCCTGCAGTCTGCCAGCTTCTTCTACCGATAATTTACGGGGGTTCAACCCTTTTTCTGTTTGGTCTATCAGACAGCTCTGCCCGTCCTTATAGTATACTGCTGTTAGTGCGCCGACAAATTCTACCTCCCCGGTGTACTTCTTGTATCCAAATCCCTTGCCGTTCTTCACGTTATTCTCTTTTCTTCGTTTATGTCCTTCCCAGGCTTTGTCACTTATCGGTAACGTGTCGGGTGTGTCCTTCAATATATCGGATAATCTCGTAGAGATTGCCCCGGTCTTTGCCTTCTCCTTGTCGTATATAGTATTTCCGTTTATGTCTATTCCGTATGGGAACCAGAAGCCGTCAGAGCTTATGCTATCCTTGTGCCAAGCCACTATAAACAAGCGTTCTCTATTCTGCGGAAGTCCGAAATATCGTGCGTTAACTATGTCGTAGGCATACGCGTAGCCAAGCTCTTCTATTGTATCTAAAATAACTTTTAACGTGTTGCCGCCATCGTGCGTCTTTAGCCCTTTAACGTTTTCGAGAAATAATACTTTAGGGGGTGTCCCGGCTTCTACCTTGGCTTTTATCAAGTTCGCTATGTTAAAAAACAATGTTCCTCGTGTGTCCTCGAACCCCTTTTTAAGTCCTGCGTTCGAGAACGGCTGACACGGAAACCCACCGCAGCACACGTCGAACGTCGGGACATCTTCGGCATTAACCTTTGTTATATCGTCGTTGAAAAATAGGTATTCTCCGTTACTGTCTTTTAAAAATAGAGAAGGCTCGTCGTCTTTATAATTGGCTTCATACGTTAATCTCGCATACTTGTCTAATTCGCTCGCAAAAACGCATCTGCCTCCAGCACTTTTCATCGCGGTGTGGAAACCGCCTATCCCTGCAAATAAATCTATAAACTTAAATTCCATGATTATTATTTTTTTTTTAAATTGATATACTGTAATAACAAAAACACTTCTTTAATTGTTCAACGCTTCAACCATTTTTTTAAGCTCTCCGCGGCTTACGGCTATACTGAAAATCTCCGTTAACTTCTCGGTGATAACCCAGGTACCATTAAGCTTTTGGAAATACGCCTCGTTGTTGCTCGGGTTGTTTAGGCTCACAGTCTCGCCCTTTCGGGGTTTGTATTCCGCAAGGCTTGCGAGAGTCACCGCGGCTTCCTCGGGTGTACCTAAATGGACTTTCATAATATACCTTTCGGTCTCACGCGTTACCGCCTCAATGGTTATAGACCCATCTGTATCTACCAATTTGCAAACGCCCATGCGGAAGGACTTTAATACATCGGGCTTGCCTTGTGATGTTATTTGGCTGAATGCTGATACACTTGTAAGAATTAACACTGCTAAAACTACTAACTTTTTCATAATCTTTTGTTTTTAAATTGTTATATGATATAAACAACGGATGCTTTGTGAAGGTTCACCGTTATCGCCTTATTAATTTTTATTTATTTATTCTTTCTATAGAATGCTCTATATGCTTTTTCGATGGCTTCCAAATTAGCTTTAGACTTTGATACCTTTAAAACAGTGTCCCAGTGGTTGAGACTCATTTCCTTTTTGTAGACGATACCTTTTGCCTGCATAAAGCTTTCAGCTGCACTGATTTCGTCTTCGTTATAACCTCTACTGGAGAAGGACAAACCAACTGTAGTTAATACGTTGCTATTAAAAGCGTAACCCAACATCACGGCCAATTTCCAAAGCTTGTTATTGAGGAAATTAATCTCTCCCAAACATGTTGCGTTCTCTTTTGTTGCTGCCGGTGCAAATACTTTGTAGCTTAAATTAGTCATAATCTTTATTTTTAAATTGTTATTATTTCATTTTGACATTACAAATATAGGGTTTATTCTGATACGTTGTATCTTTCATTAACACTGTTTAAGAATAAACCCTTTTTTAGTCAATCTGTTAACAAGTCGTTAACTTTCAAACATGCTATCCACGTCTACGTTAACAATTCTTTTGAATCCCCTTTGTTGTCCGTATGGCTTCACTCTCTGTCTGCTACGTTCCCATCCGGGTAACTTGTTCAGTATGTCGTTAATCTCGGAAGCATCTCTGGCCTTAATCTTTCCTACCTCGAAGCCTAAAGCCTCAACCAGCACGCCCGTAGCGCTAACGAAGTCCATCTGTACGCAGTCCTCTTTTGTTATCTCGTCCTCGTCGTAATTCTCGTAATACATACGACGTTCCAGAGGGAACATCTTCTCCCAGTTGGTCGGTACATACATATCGCAATACTTTGCAACGGCTTCGGTGCGCGGGTCTGTCTCGAAGTGCTCCTCTCTGCCTTGTTCGGCTATTACTTCGGCCTCTGCTGACAGCAACGTAGACACACCGCGGAAATACATATTAACGGCCTCCGCCCATAACTGGTCTACGTATGCCGGGAAATCGGCCTCGAAGATAAGATGGGTGTTTTCGTTGGCACGTACACGTACGGGTAAAAATCTACGCCCCCCTGTTGCGTCCTTCAAAAACTCGTCCTTGTTGGTCGTCCCAAAGAAAACGCACTGGCGCGGAAAGTTCTTGGTAACGCGCCCGTACGCTGGTCTAAAACTGTCCTCGGTCTTGGTGATGAAGTTCTTAACCATCTCCACCTCTGAACGTCTCATTGCTGATAACTCGGCTATTTCCAGTATCCAGCTACCTTGCAATTGTTCAAAAGCCGATTTACCATCCATCGTTGACAAGCTATCCGAGAACCACTGTTTACCCAGCATCTTAAGGAATGTACTTTTTCCCGCTCCTTGGTCGGACTGTAAGACCAGCATACTATCAAATTTGCAGCCCTTTTGGAAGATACGTTTAACAGCGCCCACCAGCATGATACGGAAAGCCTCGCGAGTGTATATGTTATCCTCCGCACCGAGTATATCAATCAACGCGGTATCTACCCGTTCTGTGCCGTCCCATTCTAATTTTGTCAGATAGTTCTGCACCGGGTGGAAAGAGTTAATCTCGGCAACAAGTGAGATAGCATCATCTACCTTAAACGAACTACTGATGCCGTAAACATCTTCGATATGTTTTCTAACGCCTGCAAAATCTACGTCTTGGAAATCCGTGCTGCTATCCTTCGGTCTCCATATCGGGGTACGGGTAACCACCCTGCGTTCTTTAAATAGGTCACGGGCTATCAAGCCTTTTAAATTCGGGTCATACTTAAGTATTAAACCCAGGTTCTTTGCGCTCGGTAAGTAATTACCTTTTTTATCTACTTCGAGTTCTGCCATCACTTTTTCAAATGATACCTCGGGCACGTTATCATGTACCTCTTCGGGTTCTATCGTCTCCTCGAAGTCGTTCATAACCTCGGTAGCCTTTGCCAGCAAACGAGACGCGCGCATTTCCGCTACCTTTGCGTCCTTGTTTACAAGTTCATTCATCGCGTCTGTTGACTTCGTGCGGTCTTGTCCCTTATCCATCTTACCGAACTTGTGTACACGTACCAAGTCATAGGCATTAAACACGTGGTTTCCTTGGATAGGGTCGTTGTTATGGAACGAATAGGCGAACATATCATCAAAAGTAAGCATGCCCCCGGAGGTAGAACCACCGCTATACGTCCATCTATCGGGTTGGTCTGTTGGCTCGTAAACGTCCGGCAAGTATTCCGCGATAACTTCTGAAATGGTGTACGCCCGGCAAAAGTCGCCTACCGTACCTTCCTTTAGCGTCGGGTCTTGCTGCTCCTTAATGAAGGTACGTACTTCGCCTTTCTCATCCTTGTGGTATGCCCATTCCGTCGTGTTGTGCCAATCTTCGTACATGTTAAGGTATTCGTTGACGTCTAAAGGAAACTCGCACAACTGTGAATAGTCGGTGTAGTCATAATCTACGTCTCGGGACACCGAGGGGAAGAACATACAGCGTTCGGGCTGAAACGTCGTGCGGTCATACAAATCTATCCCGGTAATCTCGGCAACCTTCCTGGCAATAGCTTCGTACTGCTCACCGTCCACGGGTTCGGACAATGGAATGATAACACGGTATCGAAATGTATTTGCCTTCGGGTTATGCTTATGCGTCCCGTGTATGATGCACGCACAGTTTATCACTGCGAAAAATCGCTCCGGAAAATCTGCCTCTCCGTAGTCGATATCAAGCACCAATAGCGAACGCTCGCCTACGTTGTTTTTGTTTCGCCTGCTACCGAATAACTCACCGCCCATGAATGCGCCTACGTCTTTAATCGCCCCTTGTTCGGCTTTGCTCGCTGCCATGAACTCGCGGTATGTTTCCTCCGTTACTTTCGCACTGGTGAACCTCTTTACAAGTTCCTCCCATGTGTAGGTACGGTTTTTCCAACTTACCGATTTGGCATTCGTCGCAGTGGCAACCTTAAAAGTCATTTTCTTTAAATCCATTCCCTAATCTTTTTTATAATAATCTGTTATGTAACCTGCTGCTCGCAATGGAATGTTGACTGCCCACCATGGGGCGTTGCACATCGCATCTATCATCGCGTTAAGCGTTAATTCTTCGTTCCCGTCTTTAGGTATTTCCGCGGCTATTTCGTCGTGCACATGCAGCACAATGTTATAACCCATATCGAATACCTTGAAAATCGCATTCGCCAGTAAATCGCGGCTTATTGCCTGCACAATGTTCTCCGTTAGCTTGCCTCCATAGGTGTGTAACTTCGCCCATTTGCCCGTGGTTTGTTCTTGCCCCATGTAGGATATATCCTGCACGTCGAACTCACCGTTCGCTCCCGATATTGTTCTACTGCTTAAACGCGCGGAGGGGTAAAAAAGTTTTCGCCCCGAGGGTAATTCTATTGTCATTGCACCGCCCTCATATCTGAATGTTATCGTAGAAAGCTCATCGATAACGAACGTTTGCGGTCTGCGTGTACCTATACACATTTTTGCAGCATTTTCTAAAGACTTCCACAAAGATACTACTTTTTTGTTAGCTTCTCTCCATTTTGACAATATTTGAGGTTTTTCTTCTTCCGTTAACGCTTTCTTGGTATCCATCGTAGTAAGGGCGTTAACCCCACCCCCATAACCTAATGCAAGCTCGGCAACCTTTCCGCGCTGTCTTAGCTCGTCGCCTTTATGAACGGGAACACCGAACATCTTAGACGCGGAAGCGCAATATATATCTGCCTTTGGGTCTTTGAACAAATCAAGCCTCCATTTTTCGTTAGCTACCCAGGCAATTACACGGGCCTCAATGGCCGAGAAGTCAGCCACCGAAAAGGTGTACCCTTCGGGGGCAATAAACGCGGTACGGATAAGCTGCGATAGAATGTGTGTGGGCTTCTCATACATTAATTCCATCAGCGATAAATCATGCAACTTTGCCAGGTCTCGCGCTTCGTCCAGCTCCTCGATATGGTTTTGCGGTAGGTTCTGCAACTGAACCAAACGCCCGGCCCATCGCCCGGTACGGTTAGCACCATAGTATCTAAACAGCCCTCTAATACGGTCTCCTCGTCCTGCGCTCGCGAGGATGGCGGTGTATTTAGCATTCGATGTTTTACCTATTTCCCTGCGTAGCTCGATAACGTCTAACACCGCTTGCTTATCCGCTTCGGAGACGTTTTCAAGGCTCGCAATCTCTTTTATAACATCCTCTATCACTCCCTTTGTTAGCGACGAAACAACCACCCCGGTACGCTCCTTAATGAAGCTCTTTAGCTGGGGCATGGACTTAAGAGAACCGATACCGTATTTGCTTTCGGCTATCTCGGCTAATTTCTGCTTATATTCTTCGTCCATATCCCGGGCGGCCGTCGCTAATTGCAAATCGGCACGTATTCCGTAGTCGTTTATGCGTTGGTCCGCTGCATATATCTTTTGCTCTATTTCGGGAAATTCAAACCTTGATAACTTACCGAATATTTCCTTTTCAGAAAGCACGTCATAGAGCAGGTATTCTTTGAACTCTTCCCAGGCTTCCGGGTCATGCTCGGGGAGGTTACGGGTACGCCCACCGTTCGTCTTTGTAGGTTTGCACGGTACGGAGAAATAACGGATAAGGTTTTTGCCCGTGCCTAATTTCTTATCCTGCAAATCGAGAATCTGTGAAACCGCGTCAAGCGATGGCGGCATACCGCAATAGAGCGCCATGTTAGCCGTACAGAAGAATCGCATAGGACTTATATCAAAGCCGTATTCCTTCAAACAGACGCGCTCAAACGTAGCGTTGTGGGCTACTATAACTACTTCCGGGTCATTAGCTACAGATGCGAACAACTCGTTAAACTCTGTACGCCCGTTGGGGGTTGTAAGGTCTATTATTGATACCCCCGTGTCGGTGTCCCACATATAACCGCAAAGGAGTATCTCGAAATTCTCGTCCTCACAGTATTTATAGTTACCAGCGCTTTTAATGTCTGTAGTACTAAAGGTTTCCAGGTCAATGAATAAATTTCGCATAATCACTTGTTTTAATTGTTATTACTATTATAACGGCAAAGGTACGACAATGTTTTTAATAAACAAGAAAAAAGGCTACTAATTGCATTTATTTAACAATTAGTAGCCTTTTAACTTAATCGGCAAAAATAGGCGAGTAGAAAATAAATCCTCTCTTTTCATTCAGAATAACGTATGTTTGTTGCGGTTCTTCATGTGCCAGTCCGTGCCCCATTGCGAACGCGTCGAAACCTTTCAGAGAGCCGTTAACACAAACCTCTTTAGTGTATACCATTTGGTGGTAATGCCCCAAAAAGGCTTTATCAATCTTTATTGTTTGGTTCATTTTGGCGTACCATCTCATCATTGACGGGTAAATGCCCCCGATACCTCCAGCCGTGCGGAATTGATGCCCGTGCGCGAATAAAATTTTCTTTCCGTACACGTCGATATAGGCAAATTCACTTTCCGGGATAATGAAGTTAAACCTTGTAAGCCCCATAAGTGTTAGAGTGTGTTCGATGTCCTTGTAGAGGAAATACTCATAATTCATCTCGAAACCGTTGCTAAATTGCATCTTTTTTGTAGTTCTTGAATGGTTTCCGCAAATGCCGATGACAGTAATTTTGTTAACCTCGGGTAACTGGTCGTGCAGATACTTAAGCCCGGAAATAATTAGGTTCTTAACAAAGCTAACACCGCGCATAGGTGACATGCTATTCGTTTGCTCGAGTTCGGGGTGGATATAGCCGCCTATCATATCGCCAATCAAACCAATAACCAAGTTATCTACGGGCTTTTTCTTTATCATGTAGGCGGCATTCGCAAAGAAATTAGTGATACGCTTTTCTGCGATATCCTTGTTATACTCGTTTTTGCCCAATACTGTAGAAGCCTTTACTACTTCGTCAGCGTGCCAGTCCGACGCGATAAGAAAGCCCGTATTACCCTCGTCAAGTGATGTCTTTTTCTTCGGTGTGATGTCTACCAGTTCGACGGGCGGCGCGTCCTTCTTCAAACCGATAATACCCTTTAGTTCTTCTTCGTTGTAATAACTTTTAAGCTCCTCTATCAACGGGTCTACCAATATTTCGATAGGTTCGCTTTCCGATACTGTATGCCCGTTCATTCGTGCATTCCAGTACGCTGTATCTCTCTTTGTGTACTTCTTCACGGGTTTGCCCGTTGCCTTTGAAATTCTAACCCCCTGCGCGTTTATGTATGAATCACTTTTTCCCATTTTTGCTTTTTAAATTGTGGGGGCCTTTACGCCCCCGGGTTCTTATTAATGTTTTTTACTCTGAAAAGGGTTACTTAAATAAATCGTCGTTCTCGTCGATATCCACCGTATCGAAATCGTCAAGACTTGTTCCACCATCCAGGCGTTCACCGTCTGCCGTCTTCTGTATTCCGTTCAGCCCTACACCTACACCGTATTTCCCGGTAAACTCATAAGGGTAAAAAGACACCGCTACATTACCGTAACATCCGCTATACACCTCGTTTTTGTCTGTGATGTACTGTTTACGGCCATCGATAACGATAGGAGCGCCTTGTGCCTCTTTACGCTTCGCGTTGATGAAATAACACCCCTTGAATTCTGCACCGTCTTTTTCTTCGTCGCCATCTCTTAATGGGTTATTCCATGTCTTGGGGTCTTTGCCTGCGAGTTTAGGATATTTAGTCTTAAACGTTGCGCGCTCGGCCTCAATTGCCGCCTTAATCTTTGGAACCTCCGGGCTGTTCTTGTCAATCAGTAGACAAACGCTATACGTTGCGTCACCTTGGCCGTTAACTTGTGATGCTTCAAACACACGTACATAACTCAATCTCGCATTTTTAATCATTGCTTTCATATTACACTTTTTTTCTTTTTGTCCTCTAAGCGGTTCGGACGTTCCGTTTTTAAATCGTATGCAAATATAACAAATAAATCTGTAAGTTGTTCGCTCTGTTAACCTTGTTTAACTTTAAAAGTTTTTGGAGCTATTGAAATAGCGTAATCTAAATCTCTTTGGTCAGCGTTACGTATTATATACTCTTTCGACTTGACGGGATATTTCATAATCTCATATCTATCCCATTTTAAAATGACTGCCAGCTCTGATGCCGTCACTTCCTTAAGGGCTGCCAAAAGAGCTTGCATGTTATTAGAATCCCTTTCGATTTCCTTTTTACTCCATGTTCGGAATTGCTTCTTATTCCAAAACTTTGTTAGTTTGTCAAGCTCTTCGTTACTCATTGTTCCCTGGTTGAATTTAGATGTACTCATAATCTTTTTGTTTTTAAATTAGTTGTTATCTCTCTTTCGATGATGCAAAGATAACAACTAATTTGTTACGTTGGTTCTTTCGTTAACTTCTTTTATGAATTTAATTCCTCAAACATATCTAAAGTAGGTTGTATCGGTTCTCTTTTATCGCTTTCCGGTGCGAGCGTTGGCGCGCCCTGGGGCTTGACTATAACACCATCCAACAGAACCGTTAACGGCTTCTTTCCTACGGTTCGTTCCAGGTCTCCGATGCCTTTTATCTTCGTATTGATAAGGGCTTCCCGGTCAAAACCTGCCTCCGTTAGCCGTTTTAAGGCCTCTGCTTCGTCTTTAATGACCCGTGCCGACCTGCCCTCCACCAGCTTCCACCCGTTAACGTGCTTGCCGCTTAAGGCTTCGGACATCGCAAACTGTTTAACTGATGCCAGCCAATCGCTAAACATGTCCGCCTTATTGAGTATATCCCCTATTTCTTCCAAAGATAGGGCTTTGGTTTCTCCGTGGGTCTCGAACTCGTTAACCAGTGCGTCACGTTGCGCCCGGCATTGTGCCTTAAACTTGCAGAACTTACAGTGCGCCCCTACTTTCGCTTCTCCCTGCCCGGCAAATGCTTTCTCTGCCGTGGGTCTTAGTACGTGTATCGCCCAGTGGGTTAAATCTCGTGCCGTCATCTCGAATACCGGGAAGTGCCCCAGGCGTACCTGTGCAATGTGCATACGTACCGTTTCTATTTTAGACTGCTTTTCGGGCGGTAGGGAACGAAGAACGCCAAGCGCGTACAACATTAGCTGCGTGTTGTTCTCGGCTTCCACCTGCACGCCCTTTCCGTACTTAAGGTCTATGATGTTTAGAACCTTTTCGCCTACTATGTCGCAGTCGCAGCTACCGAAACAATCGGGTACATACATTGTTAGGTCAAACTTTCGTTCTATGCTCATTCCCGCGCCCTCTATGACCTCGTAAACGTCGCACACGTAGCACACGTAATCGGTTACGTACTTATCCATCTCGGGGTTGTAATACTTGTTTTCCGCAATATCTTTTGGTACGGGCAATTCATCAAGTAGGGGGGTGTATTCCCCGGCTAAATACTTCCGTATTGCGTGCTCTGCCAACTCGTGAGCTACTGTTCCCTCTTCCGATGCCGCGCTTCCCGTGCTCGGTATGTTTTCTTCCAACCGTGCGGACGGTGTGCAGTTCATCCAGCGGTGCGAGCTACTGGGAGATAGGAGCGCATGCGCGCGCTCGTTATGGTTTATCTGTTCTTTCATCTTGTCAAGGGGTAATTTTCAATACGTTGTTTAAGTAATGCGAATTTAGAGGCGCTAACCTTTGAAAGTGATGTGCCCCCGAACTCCAAAAGTATAGATGCCATTTCGTCACGGGTAACGTGCCCAGACTTTACACTGGATATTACGAGGTGTTGCATTTCCTTTAAAGTAGGTGTTTCATCCTTTGTTTCTTCTTCTGCCTTTGCAGGTTCTTCTGCCTTTGCAGGTTCTTCTGCCTTTGCAGGT